TCATTTAGATAATTGTCAATGGTTTAATGCAAGTATTGACAACAAAGAATATGGTGCTGCAATAGCAAGTGAATGGAATATTAAATCAGTACCAACAATTATTATGTTTGAAAAAGGAAAAGAGATTAAAAGATTTGAAGCAGGATTATCGTTTCAGTTAAATGCAGACGATATTGTAGAAGAAATAAAAAAAGAAATTGATAATATAATGTTAAGGAGATTTCAATAATGAAAAAACTATTAGCAGGATTAATGTTAATGTGCTCACTTAGTGCTCAAGACTTTTTAAAGTTTGGAACAATATATGGAGCATATAGCTTAACTAGTCCTTTAACAACAAATGAAACCTATCAAGTAACTGGTGGGAAGTTACAAGAACTACAAGAAGAGTTAGAAGATCACGGTTCTCTAACCTTTGGTATTAGAAAATTAGCACGGTTTGATTATGAGAATAAACCTGAAGTATGGTATACTGGGAAAGAAGCTCCAATCAACGAAAGTGTGATGGTGGGCAATGGTATGGCAAAAGGTTGGGAATATGTATTAGAATATTCTAAACATACTCAATTTGGTGAATCATTTGATAATCACGAATATATGTTACGATACTTAGCTCCTAAATTTATCTTTAAAGCTAACTATGATGCAATGGGATTAGAAGATTTAGAATTTGCAGCAGTAGATATGCGATACAGAATTAATAAAGGAAACTGGGATTTTAGTGCAGGACTTGCAGCAAGAAGCCATCCAGCATATTTAGACTTTCTACCTATAGATTTATATTGGGAAGAAAAGGGATTTGATATTAATGAGTCACTCCCGTTCTGGCTTCTCGCCTGGGATGAAGAAGGTTGGGCAGATGGTCCATATAACGATGAATGGACAAAACAATGGACTGCTTTTGGTTATGAATACTGGGATTGGTATTGGACAGATAAGGATGGAGTTTTAGTTGCAACAAGTGACGAAGAGTTTTATCAGACAATTTATGGAGATATTGTAGAAGATTACAATGATACGTTTGCTCGTGGACTTGGATATCAGCACGAACTAGCATTATCGTTAGGTGCAGATTATTATAAATATACAGACCATAATTGGTTTCATCTTTGGGTTACCGCTTATCCCTATAATGAAGGGATGAGTGATTACAGTTTTAATTATGATAATGCAAAATATGGTATGGATTATGATGCTGGATTAGTTTTAGGGTGGAAATTATCTAATAAGTTTGGAGTCTTTGTTCAAACAAGATATATCAATATGTATGATATTCAAAGCTATGAAGCACAAACAGGATTTAACTGGTTAATATATTAGGAGGCAATAAATGATAGGATTTGTAATAGGATTTATATTAGGAGTTGCATCACATTATGCTTGGTGTAAGTATGCAAATAAATGTGATTGTAATGAAAAATGGAAAATGATTGTAAATAAGAATAGGAAGAAATAATGCCTAAATTAGATATGATTGGTAACATTATTAACAAAGTTGCAGAAAATGTTGATAGATTTACCTTAGACAAACAAGAGAAAGCTGAATTAATTGCAGAAGTTAATAAAGCTCAACTTGAAGTTAATAAAGTAGAAGCAGGTCATACATCAAGGTTTGTATCGGGCTGGAGGCCATTTACGGGCTGGATTTGTGCTACAGCATTAGGGTATCATTTTATTCTTCAACCATTATTAACATTTATATTATATACGTTTGGTAATGAAATAGTATTACCAACATTTGATATGACTACTTTAACAACTGTCTTACTTGGTATGCTCGGTCTCGGAGGAATGCGTAGTTTTGAAAAAGTTAAAAGGTCTGCATAATGCCAAAACAAATGGTAACATTAAATGACTTTAGTGGAGGGATAAACACTAAAGCGTCTCCTAGAGACATCAAACCAAATGAGTTGCAAGAAACCTTAGATTGCATTGTAAGTATTCCAGGAGTAGTAAAAACTTCAAAATCAATTACCGACAAAGATGCTGATTCAGATAATTCTTTAGTTAAGACATCAAAAGGTAACGGATTATTCTATTTTAATTTACAAAATGATATTGGCAGAACAAGTGGTTCTGCATCAGATTATGAATCTCCAGTACAAATATTAGCATATCCTTCCGGAACAAATATAACATTTTACACAAGAGCTTTCGCCAATACAGGAGATTGGACACATCAAGGAACAGACAATCAAGTAGCTTTTACTGGAACAACAACAATCGAACCTGTTTACTATTTTGTAGATGGCTGTTTATATATATCAGATAAACGAGTTGTTGATGGAGACAATAGTGATAGTCCTCAAGTAATTCAATTTGTTGATAAAGCAAGATTTGGAACAGCAGTAGCTGAGTTTGCAAGCGGAGATACAATAGTTGGACCTACAGATGCAGACACTTTTAAAACTATTGGAAATACAGGAACACAGACTACTCCAGCAGATGCAGGTGATTTTGACTTAGCATTTGATTCTTCGCCTACACAGGCGAATATGTCTAACATACAACACGGAAGTGTTAATATACAAGTAACTTCAAGCGTAGTTGAAGAATTAGATGCGGTTATGACAGTTACTAAAGCAAGTAGTTCTGCTGACATTAGTGGAGTGGCAGCTTTAGCTAAAGGTCAAACTGTATATTTAAATAATGAGGCAGTTGTAATAGATTCCTTAACAGGTACTACAACATTAACTCTTGGGATATCGAGAGGAATGTTTGGAACTGCTGCTGGAGAACACGCAGTTGGAACAGTTTTGCAATCTTCAAGCGACGATCCAATTGGTGCAGGTGGATGGCCAGAAGGAACATATGAATTTACTCATACTTTAGTAAATTATCCTGGAGATGAAACCTTACCACACGCAGCAGAATCAACAACAGCTGTTGTGGCATCAGGAGACTTTTTTACAGGTATAGCTGTTAGAATTAACATTGAAGCCACTTTTAGAAAAAGAGAAAAAGGATTTAGAATATATACAAGAATTAAAGATAGTAACGATAGATGGGGATTATTTGTAGACGCAGACTATGAAAGAGGGGCAAGAACAAACTTATTTGAAGATTTTACTGATTGGGCCCTTGGAAGTGGAGATGCGTATGGAGATGGAGGAACAAATAGTTATGCAGAAGTTACAGCATTAATTTCTAAAAATCCTTCCTTAGATACTTATCAATCTATAAATGGGTATACTGAAGAAGAAGATAAAATTGATTTTGGAAGTGACGGAGGTTATAAATCTGCAACAGTTTGTGCTCGTAGAGCTTGGGTAGCGAATGTAAGAAAAAATAATGTAGTATATGATGATAGAATTTATTATACACCAGTAAATCGATTTGCAACATTCCCAGATTCATTTTATTTAGATATAGGGATTAGTGATGGTGATTCTTTTACTTCATTACATAGTGTTGGTAATAAATTATTAGCTTTTAAACAAAAGAAATTATATGTAATAAATGTATCTTCTAATTCTGATGCCGGTTGGTATTTAGAAGGAGAATATGATGGTATGGGTTGTCTATATCAAGAAGCTGTTACTAAAACACCTTTTGGAGTATGTTGGGTGAATGAAGATGGAGTTTATATATATACAGGAGAATCTGCTCCTATAGAACTTACTGTAAAATTAGATGATGAAGACTGGAGATCTGCAGCAACAGGAAAAGTTCCTGCAATTGGTTATGACGGAAAACATAAACGTATTTTAGTATTACAAGACACAGGAGCAGAGGGTGGAGCAGCTCAAAATAATGTATGGTCATATGATTTTGCAACAAAGTCTTTGACAAAAACAAAGAGAGAATTTGTTCTTAGTAACGACGGAGTTCCTGGAGTTTCCAATTTTGTAGAATCTTTTGATGGAATTTATGTTAATGAATACTCAAATACTGCTTCGTCTAATGTTAAAGCTGTTCAAAAATTAGAAATGGGAGAAAGTGAAGGCACAGGAGGGTTAACAATTATAACCAAAGATATTGATTTTGGTTCTCCTGGAAAGGTTAAAAAAGTTTATAAAGTTTATGTAACAGCAAGAACTTTAGGTAGTTCTACTACATTAGCTGTAACTAGAGCTTCTGATGGAAGCACCAGCTACGGAAACAGTTCTGATTTATCTTTTAGTAGTGCAAACTATGCTGTAGCAACTTATACAGCAAACGCAGATTGTGAATCTATGTCATTTAAGTTTTATGCAAGCACAGGTGCTTTAGAAATAAGTGATATTGTAATAGAATATAGAGAAAAATATAAGAGAGCTTCATAATGCCAAAGAACGGAACACACGTTGAGTCGTTTTTTAAAACAAGACCTTCTGGAAGAACTTTAGGAGAAGGAGAAACTGTTTCTTTTCTTGAAAAAGGAATTCTTGTAAAATTAGAAAAAAGAAATGGTGTAGTTTATGAATCTAAATATAATGAATCCGGAAAAAAAGAAGCTGCTGCTAGAACTCAAACAACTTCCACATCTTCATCCGGTGATATTACTGCTGTATCAGCAGGTGATGGACTATCTGGTGGAGGATTATCTGGCAATGTAACTTTAGCTTTAAGCGTAGCAGACAGTTCAGCAAATACAAATTTTCCTGTCGTATTTCACAACGAATCAAATGGTTTATTAGATGATACTGGTGCATTAAGATATAATCCAAGTACAGGAACTTTATTAGCACCAAATTTAGAAGTTGCAGGAACAACTACTACTGTAGACACTGTAACAATGGAAGCTGAAAATGCAATTAAATTTGAGGGAGCTTCAGCTGATGCAAATGAAACAATATTAACCATTATTGACCCTACAAATGATGACAATACGCAATATTTATTAAATGCAAGTGGATATATTCCATTATTAAATGCAGCATCAACCACTGTTATTACAGCAACTCCTGCTGAATTAAATTATGTAGATGGAGTTACTTCAAATATTCAAACACAATTAGACGCAACTCTTGATACAGCAGGAACATTAATAGATATAAGTTCAACAACAATTAATGTAGATTTAAAAGAAGCAGATGAAGATGCTATTGCAAATGGTGATTATATATTATTTTTAGATGGAGGAGCATCAGGAGATGCGAATAAAGAAGCTTTAGCAGATATGGTAACTTTGTTTGCCGGTTCTGGTTTGGCTGCCTCAAGTTCTGTATTAAGCGTTGGTTCTTCCACATTAACAGTAAGTTCTAATGCTGTTGATATTGCCTATGGAGCATTAAGCGCTGCAAGTGGAGGAGCAGCAACAGATGATAATATTATAGTTTTTGATACAAGTGCTAGCAATGCAACAAAAATAGTTGCGGTGTCAGATATTGTATCATTAGTAGGAGATATTACAGCAGTTAAATTAACTGGAGACAGTGGTTTTGCTTCAGATGCTTCTGGAGAAGCTGCAATAAAAGTCCTTGGTGGAACAGGTGTTAGTACAAGTGGAAATGAAAGTGTAGGAGACCCTACATTAACCGTAAGCGTAGATGCTGCACAGACAGGCATTACTTCTATTTATGCTACTGATTTAATATTGGGAGAAGATTCTCAAACAGCTATTGATTTCGGAACAGCAAATGAAATTGATTTTAAGATAAATAATTCTACAGAATTAACTTTAGATGCATCTGCGTTATATCCAGTAACCGATGCTGGACTTGATTTAGGTACATCAACATTAGAATTTAAAGACGCTTTCTTTGACGGAACAGTAACTTCAGATGCATTTGCAGGTCCTTTAACAGGAGATGTAACTGGTAATTCAGATACTGCTACACTTGCTACTAGTTTTACTGCATCTGCTAATAATAGTACAGATGAAACAGTTTATCCAGTCTTTGTAGATGGAGCAACAGGAACACAAGGAGCTGAAACAGATACAGGATTAACTTATAATCCAAGTTCAGGAAATCTTTCAGCAACTCAATTAACTGGAACACTTCA